CAACAAGACTGCTTCTTTCGCTCAAGGCATGGGGTGCAACCTCAAAGGCTGACGCAAAGGCAAAAGCTAAAGCTATCTCCGCAAGGAATAAGGCAAAAGCGAAATGAGAGCATTATCAGTTGGAGTTAGTCCCACAGCGGCGGTAGATACCACGGTATATACCTGTCCTACTGGCTATTACTCTAAATTTACTGTAATGTATATACACAATACAGGCGGGTCTACCAAGCATATAACTGTTCAATGGTTTGACGCAAGTGCTAATACAACCCTTGATATATTGACTAATTACGATTTTTCATCAAAGGCCTATTTGCAGTTTGATGGCAATGCCTACATTGTTTTTGAAGAAGGCGATAAGTTAAAAATAACTACTCAATCTGCAAGCACATTTAGTTTTATAGCCACATTTGAAGAAGAAGGGTTGACAAGAGCATGACCTACCTAGAACTGGTTAACGATGTACTCGTAAGGTTGCGTGAATCAACAGTTTCTACTGTTGCTCAAACATCTTATTCAAGTCTAATTGGCAAGTTTGTCAATGATGCAAAACGTCAGATTGAAGATGCTTTTGCTTGGAATGTATTGGGTCAAACCATTACAGTCACTACCGCATCATCTACAGCATCCTATGCTTTGACGGGTGCTGGTCAGAAGTTTCAAGTGATGGATGTAATCAACACGACAAGTAATGTCGGACTTACAAACATTAGTTTTGTGGACATGAACCGCAAACTAAACTTCACTCCACTTGTCAATTCAATACCTACAGAATTTGCTTTTGATGGAGTTAATGGTAGTTACGATACTAAAGTAAATCTATACCCAATACCTGATGGTGTTTACACAATCAAGTTTGCCTTGACAGTGCCACAGGCTACGTTGACCTCAGATGCTACTGTTGTATCTGTTGCTGACACTCTAGTGGCTCAGAATGCCTATGCTAGAGCATTGGTAGAGCGTGGTGAAGATGGTGGTCTTACTTCTTCTGATGCGTACTCGTTATACAAAACTATGTTGTCTGATTACATTGCTTTAGAAGGTACTCGCTATCCTGAGAATCAGGAGTTTGTTGCAATATGAACCAATCTTTGGAAATTGCTAGTATTTCAGCCCCAGGTTTTTATGGGTTAAATACTCAAGATTCTCCGCTTGATTTGCAGAGTGGTTTTGCTTTGATTGCTACAAACTGCATCATTGACCAGTATGGTCGTATTGGCTCACGTAAAGGTTGGACTGCACTAAATTCATCTACAGGTAATCTAGGCGCTAATGACGTAACTGTTATACATGAGATGGTTGAGGCAGATGGGACATTGACTGTTTTATTGGCTGGTAACAACAAGATTTTTAAGTTGGGCGCAAGTAATGTACTTACTGAACTCACCTATGGTGGTGGTGGTACTGCTCCAACTATTACTGCAAGTAACTGGCAATGTGCAACGCTAAATAGCGTAACCTACTTCTTTCAGTTGGGCTTTAATGCTTTGATCTATGACCCAACTGTCAGCACCACAACGTATCGCAGAGTTAGCGAAAAGACAGGATATGTAGCTACTGTTCCTGATGCAAATATTTGCATTTCAGCATTTGGTAGATTGTGGGCGGCAAACACAACAACCAACAATGCTACTGTTTACTTTAGTGATTTGATTGCTGGTCATGTATGGTCAACAGGTACGGCTGGTTCTTTGAATGTAGATCGTGTTTGGGCGAATGGCGCTGACCAGATTACAGGTCTTGCCGCACACAATGGATTTTTGTTTATATTTGGCAAACGTCAAATTCTTGTTTATCAAAATGCCACTACACCAGCATCAATGTCATTGAGTGACACAGTAGAAAACATTGGTTGCATTGCTAGAGACAGCATTCAGAATACAAGTTCTGATGTGATCTTCCTATCAAATTCTGGTATTCGTTCTTTGATGAGAACAATCCAAGAGAAGTCTGCGCCTGAGAGAGATTTGTCTAAAAATATCAGGAAAGACTTATCAACAAAAATTAGCAGTGAAGTTCTAGCAAACGTCAAATCAATTTACTCTGAAAAAGAAGCAATTTATTTGTTGTCGTTGCCTATCAATCAGCAAGTATATTGTTTTGACACAAAGGTTTCTTTGCCTGATGGTGCTTTACGAGTCACAGTTTGGGATTCAATACTGCCAAAATCTTTTTGTTCAAGACGCAATGGTGATTTATTAATTGGAAAAACAGGATATGTTGCTCAATACACAGGATACCAAGACAATGGTTCATCTTACAGATTTGCTTACTATACAAATCATAGTGACTTAGGTGATGTATCAAGAACATCTATCATTAAAAAAATAACTGTTGTTGTGATTGGTGGAAGCAATCAGTTTGTAACGATCAAGTGGGGATATGACTTTTTGACAAACTATTTGTCTCAGAATGTGTTGATTCCCACCCAAGGTGTTTCAGAATATGGCACAGCAGAATATGGTGCAAATGCAACTATTGTGGCTTACTATTCTGAAGGTGTTGCATTGCAAACATTGATTGCAAATGGTTCGGGTTCTGGGAAAATTGTTCAAACAGGATATGAGACTGATATAAATGGTTTTCAGTTGTCTATTCAAAAGATTGAAGTTCAATCAAAACATGGTCGTTTGAGTTAAAAGGAATAAAATGACAGCCTATACAAAATCAACTAACTTTGCAACAAAGGATACGCTTACCTCTGGCGACCCTTTAAAGATTGTCAAAGGTACTGAGATCAACACTGAGTTTGACAATATTGCAACTGCTGTAAATTCAAAGTCTGATACTGCATCGCCTACCTTTACGGGTACTGTAACAATTCCTACTTTGGCTGTTACTGGTGCGTCAACAATGACAGGGGCAATTGCGGTTGACAGTACCACTGATTCCACTAGCACAATTACAGGCTCAATTCAGACTGATGGTGGTATAGGTGTGGCTAAAGCGTTGTATGTGGGTACAACGGCTAACGTGGCTGGTGCTGTAACCTTGCAAAGCACATTAGGAGTTACTGGTATAGCCACATTAACTGCTCAACCAATTCTTTCTAGCTTAACTGCCTCAAGTGCTGTAGCAACAGATGCATCTAAGGGGCTTGTAAGCGTTACAAACACAGGCACAGGCAACAACGTATTAGCGACCAGCCCGACCTTGGTAACGCCTATCCTTGGAACGCCTACAAGCGGCATTCTTACTAATTGCACAGGCATTAATTACGATGGCTTCAAGAACCGCATCATCAATGGTGCAATGGTGATTGACCAAAGGAATGCGGGGGCTAGTGTTACTCCTACTGGTAATCAGTATCTAGTAGATAGATGGCAAGCGGCAACAAATGTGGTAAGCAAGTTTAGTGTTCAGCAAAGTACAACTACTGCAACGGGGTTTGTTAATTCAATGCTTGCAACATCTTTGTCAGCATACTCAATTGGCGCTTCTGAATTGTGCGCCTTACGTCAAAGCATTGAAGGATTAAATGTTGCTGATTTTGGATGGGGTACTGCAAACGCACAAACAGTCACTGTATCGTTTTGGGTTAGGTCAAGTTTGACAGGCACATTTGGCGGTTCAATAATGAACAGCGCCGCTGATAGGTCTTATCCGTTTACCTACACAATTTCAACCGCAAACACATTTGAGCAAAAAACAGTAACTATTGCTGGCGACACAAGCGGAACGTGGCTAAAAACAAACGGCATTGGGTTATCAATTTTGTTTGGACTTGGCGTAGGTTCTACATTAAGCGGTACAGCAGGTGCATGGGCTGGAGCGTCTTACTATAGCGCAACAGGCGCAACAAGCGTAGTCGGCACAAACGGCGCTACTTTCTACATCACAGGCGTACAGCTAGAAAAAGGCTCAACAGCAACTAGCTTCGATTACAGACCTTATGGGACTGAGTTTCAACTTTGCCAAAGATATTATGAAGCAAGTTCTGTTTATTGGATATTTTCTGCAAATGTTACTTCTGGTAATAATTACTATGTTATGGGAGTTTTTAAAGTAACAAAAAGAGGTGGCGCAACAGTTACCACAGTAAGCGTAGGAAATTCTAATTTTCCAACAACCGCACCATCTATAAATTCAGGCGGTACTTTGCTTGATGGCTTTGAAGCAACTTTAACGGCAAATGGAACTGGGTCTGGATATTTTCAATACACATGGACTGCATCTGCGGAGTTATAAAAATGTACAAGTTAATAAAAAACAAAATAACAAACCAAACAAATCTTGTTTTGCGTTTAGCAGACAACGCTTACATCCCATTCGACCCCGCCAATACCGACTACCAAGCCTACCTAAAATGGCTTGCAGAGGGCAATACACCATTGCCAGCAGATGAGGTGACTCAATGACACACAATGGTAATGTTTAAAGGAAAATATCATGGCTACCAACTTACCTAAAGAACTCATTGCTTCTTTACCACAGCAATTCCCAACTACTGCGGAGTCTATGGGAAAAGGTCAATATAGTTATACCCTTAATCCACCTCCTAATGCAATACCTCAATATGAATCTACAGGTAAAGGAGGAAGGACACTCAATGGATACCAAATTCCATTGCAGATGCCAGCTAATTACCCTAAAACAGATGCAAAGGGTTTTCCTGTTCCTCCCTTAGTTGGTAACTATGATGCTCAAGGAAAATTAACATCAATTTCATCTAGCAATAGATATTGGGCAGACGACAAGTACCATATTCAACCCGAATACAGCCCAACTGGTGAGTTTATTGATGCAAGATCTGCAACCAATGAACAAGCTGGAAGTGGTGGTTTTGGTGACTTGATCTCAAGTGCCGCAAAAGATTATGCCCCGATGATTTTGGCTGGCTTGGGCGCTAACTATTTAGCTGGTAGTGGTTTATTTAGCCCTAGTGTTTCTCTTGCAGAAGCTGGTGCGGTTGGTGGTGCTGTACCATCCGCTACTACTAGCGCAGGATTGCTTAGTAGTGAAATAGCAACATTACCTACAGTTCAATCTATGGGTGGTGTCTTAGGTGGTGGTTCAACTGCATTAACTGGTGGTATTGCTCCAGAGATAATTGGAGGAATAACTGCCCCTACTATTGGTCAAATGGCTAACAGTTCAAGTATTATTAACAGCATTGCAAATGCAACAGGTCTTGCCCCAGAAGATATTAAGAACTTTGCACCTTCTGCCATTCAAGGTTTGTTAAGTGCTGGTGGCTCTTATTTGCAATCATCAAGTGCAAAAGATGCGGCTGAAACACAAGCTAATGCTCAGATTCGTGCGGCTCAGATTGCGGCAGATGCGGCTAGGTTTAGACCTGTTGGCGTAACTACACGTTTTGGTGCATCTAACTTTCAGACTGATGCGGCGGGTAATGTCATTGGTGCTGGATATACACCAAGTCCTGAGATTCTTGGTTACCAAAACCGATTGTCTGCATTGGCTGGTCGAGGTTTAACTGGTGCAGAGGGCGCTCAAGCGGCTTATGCTCCTTTAACTGGTGCGGCACAGAATCTGTTCAGCCTTGGTCAAGGTTACCTTAACAAGAGTCCTGAAGAAGTTGCGGCTGACTACATTACTAAACAACAAGCATTGCTTGCACCTAGTCAAGAGAATCAACTTGCCATGTTGCAGAACAAGCTACAACAACAAGGTCGTGGTGGTTTATCTGTTGCTCAAGGTGGTGCTATGGGTGCTACAACACCTGAAATGCAAGCCTACTACAACTCTATTGCACAAAGCAATTTAGTTCTTGCGGCACAAGCAGATCAAGAGGCTAGAAACCGCATAACTTATGGCGCTGGATTGTTCGATACTGGTGCTAACTTGCAGGGTAGATACTACACTGGTCAAACAGCGGCTCTTGCGCCATTTACCAATACTATGGATGTAACAACAGGTCTTGAACAATTAGCACAAGTACCTTTAGACATTGGAAGACAAATTGGTGGTCAAGTTACTGCTGGTGCGGCGCAAGGTGGAATGCTGACAAGTCAGGGCATCACCAGTGCGGCAAACACAATGGCTCCAGCAAATGCCTATTCTTTAGGTGGTAATGTGTTGGCTGGTGTTGCAGGAAGTCCTAATGTCACTGGTGCATTGAACAGAGCATTTGGTGTTTCAACACAACCTACGCAACAGCAATACACATTTAATCCTGCAACAGGACAGTATGTGCCTGTTCAACAATCAGTATTCAGTTAAGGAGAAAAGACAATGGCATCAGACATCTTAGGATTGTTCACTACTCCTGAACAGTACCAACAAAACCAGTTAGCACAGTTTCAGAATCGTGCGGCTACAGAAGTACAACTTAACCCGTTTCAACAAGCGGCTCTAGGTGCTAGGACTGCTGGTTACCAGTTGGGTCAAGGGGTTGGTAGTGCTTTGGGTGGTCAAGACCCACAGTTGCAGTTGATTGCTCGTAGACAACAATTGGCTACTCAGTTAGATCAATCTAATCCAGAGTCATACATGAGGGTTGCTCAATTAGCGGCTCAGTCTGGTGACCCACAGTTTGCTATAGCAATTGCTGATGCTGGTAGACAAATGCAATCTGGTATGGCTACTGCAAGAAAAGCAACTGCTGAAGCACAAAAAGCTGAATTGAGCATCAAACAAGAACAAGACTTACGTGATGAATTGTCTAGGTTACCACCTAATGCAACTGAAGAACAAATTTTGGGTGTTGTTACCAAGTATGGTTCACCTGATAAGGTGTTGGCTACATTGCAAGCATCTACTGATAAAGCGGCTCAACGTGAAGCTAGATCAGAAGAAAACCGCAGAACTATTGAAGCTAGAGCAGACGAAAAACTTAAAGAGATTGAATATAAAAGAGATAGAGATTTAGAAAGAGCAAAAAATGATACTGAACGTGCTCAGATTGCGGCAGATGCAAGGACACAATCGGCACAAATTGCGGCAGATGCACGACGAGATATTGGTAAATTAGGTGTTGAACTTAAGCGTCAAAAAGCTGATACTGATGCACAGATTGCCAAAAATAAACCACTTGCTCCGTCATTGCAAAAAGATGAAAGCAAAGACCTTGAGTTGGTTGATTCATTAAAGGCTAGGTCAGATTCTTTACTGCCAGCAATTAAATTATTGACAGTAGACCCTACTACCAAAAAAGCGCCATTGGAATTAGGACCACTAAATAATGTGAAATATTTAGCCCAAAATGCGGCTGGTAATTCAACGACTGAAAGTCTTGCTTATGCTGAATTACAACGTGCTGTACAAGCGGCAACCAACTTGAAGACAGATGCGGCTAAAGGCGTACAAACAGATAAAGACGTATTGCGATTTGCAAATGAACTTATAGCGGCATTTGGTGGAAATGACACAAAAGCCTCTTTAGAAGCTCTAAGCAACTTCTACAAGTCAACTAAAAAAGCTGAAGAAGATACAAAAATACGCATTGATAGCAGACGAACATCGCAAGGTGTTCAGCCATACTACGGCGCTACTTCTGGCACAGCAAAAAATCCAATCAAGTTAGATTAAAGGAAAGCATCATGGGTACTGTTTATGAATACAAGGGTGTTTCGTATGAATTGCCTGATGGATTGACCAATGAAGCCGCTTTAACAAAAATTAAAACAAGTTTAGGTGAAGTACAGCCCACACCTCAAGCACAACCTGTACCTCAAGCACAACCTCAACAACAAGAGAGTGGACTTGTTGACTCATTGGGTCGTCAAGCTGGTTTAGCTGGTCGAGCCATTGTTACTGGTCTATCATCTCCAGTAAACATAGCTTCAGACTTTTTAAGTGGTGCATACAATGTTGGAGCAAACATTCTTGGCTCTGAAAGCAGAATGCCATACGCATCTAGAGAACAACAAAAAGGTCTTACTCAAATTGGTCTTCCAGAACCTGAAACTGGTGCAGAACGTGCCGCACAGGTTGGAATGCAAGCCTTAAGTTCAGCAGGAGGAATGGCGGCAGTTTCTCCAAAATCTATTTTTGGTGCTGATTTGGTTCGTCAATTACCAGCGGCTACTACTGCACCAATGGTTGCACAACCTGTAGCAGAAACAGTTAAAGAAGTAACTGGTAGTGATTTAGCCGCAACAATTGCCGCAATCGGAGTATCTGGAGCAGTAGGAAAAGCATCAGGGGATATAGCTGGTCGTATAGCATCAGGAAAACAACCTACTGCTACTATGGCAGATGTTAAACAACGTGCGTCTAGGGCGTATACAGAAGTTGCTGATCTTGGAATTGAACTAACTCCTAAAACAGCAAATAATATTGTTGCTGATGTTAAAACCAATTTAAACAACGCTAGATTTTTGCCAGAAAATGCACCATCCGTTCAAACAGTTTTAAACAAATACGATAGCATCGTATCTAAAGGGAAGGTGTCATTTCAAGACTTAGATCAAATGCGTCAAATTGCAAATGATCTTAAGTTAGATAAAGACCCAAATATACGCAGATTAGCTGGAATAATGGTTAGTTCAATTGATGACCAAGTTGCCAGAATATCACCTCAAGACGTTTCTGCTGGCGCTGGTGGCATTGATAAAGCTGTTAAAGCAATTTCAAATGCTCGTAAAGACTGGAGAAATTTAAGTCGTGCATCAACACTTGAAAACATTTTAGATGTTGCGGAAATAAAAGCATTGAATCCAACTGCATCTGAAAGTGAATTAATACGTCAAGGTTTTATTAGTCTTGCGGCAAACACCAAAAAAATTGGATTGTTTTCAAAAGATGAACAAAATGCAATCAAGGCAGTTGCAAAAGGAAGTTCTTTAGACCCATTGTTGACATTAATGGCTAAGTTCAATCCTCAACGCAGTCAATTGCTTACTGGTGGCGCAGTTGGTTTTGGTGTTCAAAGTCCAGAAACTTTAAAGTATTCAATTCCTATTGCGGCGGCTGGATATAGCGCAGATAAACTTCAAGCATTAATGCGTAAACAGGCGGCTGGAAAAGCGGTAAGTGGTTTGTTGACTGGCACTACACCACCTCCACAGCCATCATATTATGGTCGTGGGTTGTTGAGTACAACCATGAATATGCCTGAATAAGGACACAAAATTGACCCAATCTCTATCTGCCTACTTGCGGCTGGCTTGGTCAAAAACATCCAAGCTGGTTGTGACCTTTATAAGCAAGCTAAAGAGCAGTTTGTCTCTATTAAGCGTACTGCTGATGAAGTTGTCGCCATTGGCAAAGAAGTCAAAGGATTTTGGGGTTCATTGCGTAAACTATTTAACGGTAGTCCCAAGCCTCAAGCTACAAAGTCTGTGGCAAAGGCTAAAAAGTCTGAGTACGTTGCTGTTGACGAAACTCAAGTCAAAGCTGACATCGTTAAGAACCTAACCGAATTTTTCAAGCTACAGGAACAGTTAGAAGCGCATATCAGGGATTCAGAGGAAAAGGCAAGGACTGTAGTTTTTGCTGATGATGTGAACTTGATGGAAGAAGCCCTAAACAGGGTTTTGGCGCAACAAGAGATGGAGAGGTTGGTAGTTCAGATACGAGAGTGCATGGTTTACCAATCCCCCCCTGAAATGGGCGCTTTGTATTCAGAAGTGTTTAGCATGAGAGACATCATTGCGGCAGAGCAGGAAAAAGCAAGGAAAAAGCGGGATGCAGAATCATGGCTACGAAAGGAAAGGGAGCGTCTTCTAGCAGAAAAACAAGCGTACCTGTTGGTAACTTTCCTATTCCTCCTATACCTATGGATGCTGATAGGTCTGGTAAGCAAGATTGGGAGAACGTAGTGGGATGGATTGCCGCTTGTGTTCTTGTCATATTGCTGTTGCCTATTTTGGGTATGTTGTACATGGATGTATTGCAAACTAGAAATGAAGCACAAGAGCAGGTTCAGAAGGTCGAGAAACTCAGAAGACAGATTGAGCAGAAAGAAAGGGAGAAAGAGAAATGAATATTTACTGTATTTGGGGCTTATCAATCCTGTTGGTACTGCTGATGGGTTGCGATGACCGCTACCGCTATAAGTGTCAAGACCCATTGAATTGGTCTAGTGCTGAATGCAAACCCCCGATCTGTACCGCTTCTGGTACTTGCCCTGAAATGTTAGTCAAACCCGAACAGGAGAAGAAATGATGCCTACTATTGGATATAAACCTAATAATCGCCTAAGTGCTGATGAGATTGAAGTCAGAGTGTGGGCATTTGTCATTGTGGTCTTGGTGAGCATTCTGTTGGCTTCTATGGGTATGTTTCTGTACTCTGTTTCGTTTGTTCAACAGCCAATGAACGGCAGTATGGCGGCAATTGACAAGGTGTACACACAGCAGATTAGCACCATCATGGTGTTCATTACTGGTGTTTTGGGTGGTGTAGCTGGTAGGTCTGGTGTCAAGGCAATAGCTAATGCGAGTGCCAAGGCTGAAGCCATTGACAACGATGAACCCCCAAAGCCATGAGTTTGTTTAATCCTTGGGTGCTTTTAGGCATCCTGCTGGCGATAGCTAGTTCATTTGGTACTGGTTATCTCAAGGGGTCGAATGATGAGATTGCTCGTCAACAACTTGAGATTGCCTCACTTAATGCTCAAGCAAGGGAAAAGGAGCAAATCCTTGTAACTGCTATTCAAAACCAATCTTTAAAACTTCAAAAGGCAAATCAAGATGCAAAACTTGTTCAACAAAAGCGCAATGCTGATATTGCCGCTGGTACTCTCAAGTTGCGGATTCCTGTCCAAGCCCCCGTCTGCCCCGTACACACCGCCACAGATGCCCCCGTTGCCAGCGGAGATAGCGTTCAAGCAACAGCCGAACTTGACCGAGAGGTTGCTAAATCTCTTGTCGCCATCACAGACCAAGGAGATGCCAACACAAGACAACTCAACGCCTGTATCGATGCCTATAACGCCGCCTACCAAACCCTGAAAGGAATGAAATGACTCAATTAAGTGCCAATTTTTCACTACATGAAATGTGTAAGTCGGAAACTGCTTTGCGTATGGGATTTGACAATACCCCTGATGATGAAGCAACAGAGAATCTGAGACTGCTTTGCGAGAATGTTTTACAGCCTGTTCGTGACCACTATGGCAAGGGTGTAAAGGTCAATTCTGCCTATCGTAGTCCTGAGTCCAATGCCGCTGTTGGCGGGTCTAAAACCAGCGATCACTGTAAAGGTATGGCGGCAGACATTGAGATTCCTAGTGTCGCCAATGCTGATTTAGCCCAATGGATTATGGATAATTTGGACTATACACAGTTAATCTTGGAGTTCTACACACAAGGCATCCCTGATTCGGGTTGGGTTCATGTTTCCTATGACCCTAATAACCTCAAGAAGCAGGAATTGACTGCTGTTAAGGTGGCAGGGAAGACCCAGTATCTCCAAGGATTACAGGCTTAATCTGACGCTTACAGAAGTGTTTGGGGACAAGGTGTTCAAAGAAGATCACCTCCCCACACTTCTCACATAGCCATGCTTCACCTCGGTCTATGGTGGTAACTTTGTTCCCACGTTGACCATGCCTTTTGCCGTAGAAGGTTCTTATCTTACGAATCATTTACTAAGTTTAGCCTTTGAATAGATTGTAAATTCACGCCTTTCGTTTGGGTTGATTTTGGCTTGTGCTTTCCTGCCCCAGTTTTGACCAGCTAAGATATTTCTAAGTTCTTTGTCTCTTGTCCAAATACTAGATTCTCCTTTCCAATCAAAGACATTCTTTGCTTTGTTCATGAATAATCACCTTCTAAAGTATGTTCTAACAGGCGCTTTTGCAGTCTAGCAATCCTGTCCTCGTTGTACTGCATGGCGGCATGAGCATACTCAGCGGCAGTCTCAGCCTCTAGTTTGCGTAAGTGGGCATCTTGTAGTTCTGCTTGAATTACCTCGTAAATTGTCTTGGCTCTAAGAATGTCTTTGACGTATTTGATTGTTGTCTCTCTAAAGTTCAAAGTGTTCCCCTTAGTTGCCATCCAAGTACAAAGTAGTTCCAGCGAGTTTGTACGCTTGGGTTGATGTATTTAACATTTGTTTTACTGAGTGCTTTACTTAGATCTGTATAGCCCTTGGCAAACATCATTGCCTCAAATACTTCTTGTGCTTTTTTCATTTCTTCATTCCTTCAATGTAGATTGCCAAGCCATCAATAGTGTCTTTGCCAAAGCCAGTTAGCTTTCTAATCTCTCTAGCAACTTCATCAATTACGTTATTGCGTAGTTCGTCATAGAACTCCTGTGCAGTCTTAGGCTTTAGAAGGCTTGCTTTGACAGACTCTTTGCGTTGCTTGGCTTGTCGTTCAATGTAGTTGAATGCTTCATCTTCTTCATTCATGGTCAACCTCGTTTTGAAGTAAATAAAGCACCCAAATAAGGATGACACCAAATGCAATCACGATAAATGCACCAAAAGCCATCAACATAAAAGTTACGAATACATCCCACATTAGACTGCCCTCCATTCACGCTCATTGCGACCCGATGAGGACTTTACAGTCCAGCCTGTCAACCGAATCAGGTTCATCTTCTGCAACTCGTTTAAACGGCGTGAGACTTGATTTCTGTCTAACCCGCTATGTTGGGCTATGCCATCCTTACCAAGCGCACCATGAGCCTTTAAACAGTCCACAATGATGCTGAAATGCTTGGATGCCAAGTCTTTAGCGGCATCAGCGGCTTCATAGCTGGTTATTGGGTCGGAAGTCCTAACCCTGTTGAAGATTGGCAAGTCAAAGAACTTTTTTACACCGCCACCAAAATGTGTGTCATCTAAACTCATATCAACTCCTATCAATTAAAAAGTTAGTGGGTACTCACTTACGCTTTCCCCGTTGGTTTACATCAGAAAGGCAGGTCTTCATCCATATCTTCAATGGAAGACTTCTTCTTTGGTGAGGAAGTATTGGCTTCTTCTTTAGGGCTTACTGCTAGACCCATGAATTTGCCTGATTTACCCTCCTTAATCCAAGCTGAGAGCCAGTAAGACTGACCATCGACTGTGATGTTGCCTTTATAGTCAGGCTGGTTGCCTGTCTCTTTTTTGTCGTTGCGAAAAAGTACGCCACTGTTATCACGCTGTTCCATATTTACACCTTAATTTCATTGAGTTTTTTAACCTTGTCATCCACTTCCGCAAGAAACTGGATAACCTCATTTTCGAGTTCTGCAATATACCTATCATTGCGCTCGATTCTTTTGATGAACAGTTGTAGGTGTTCAGGCATTCGTGGGTCGAAACTCACAAAGTCGCACCAACTTCTATCTGCACATCGCATCTGCCATTGCATTTGGTCATAATATTT